ATGGTATGTTGCATAAAAGTATATCTAAAAGATATTTTAAAAAACAATTTACAATTGCAAAAGATGTAAAAGTAAATGGGGCTGAATTAAAAGACGGTCTTTTAAAAGTGTCTATGGAAAGAATTATACCAGAAGCAATGAAACTAAAAAAAATTACTGTAAAGTAATATAACCTCAAAGAAGTAAAAGAGGCCTTGACAAAGAGGCCTCTTTTATTGTAAGTTAAGGACAATATATAATGGAGTTAAAATGGTAAAAGTATTTGATTTAGAACCAGGTGAATTAAAGGAAGGTGGAAAAGCTCAACTCAATGAGGAAGAGTCTGCCAAGTTTAATAAAGAACAAGAAATAAGAAAAGAACACGAAGAAACTAACAAAGGTTTAGCAATTGAATTAAGAAATAAAATTGCATGTCCAATGATGCGTGTTGAATTTCCAAACGAGATAATCGAAGAGATAAAAGAAGGTTTAGATAATTTAAATTCTTATTCAAATGAAGAATTTAAAAGTAACCTAGAAAACATATTTAAACAAATAGGTAAAACATTTTTAAAAAAATCTTTTGGGTTAGAAAAAAAACTTAAAGTAGATTTTAGATTGTATGGTAGTAGTGATGTTGAGTTTGCTCACAAAGTAAAAGCATTATTATTTACAGATGGTGGAGGCAATATTAATTTTCAATGGAATAGTGTTGAGTTACATGACCATCCATTAAGACCAGACAATTCTGAAACTGTAACAACAGAACCAGGTGTATTAATAATATATCCTAGTTATAATAAAATTACATCAACACCATCACAAGGATATTTGGATGCATCACCTATAATTGAAATAGGTATTGATTATGAAATATAATGAAGACAAAATTATTTCTGAAATAAAGAAATATATTGAGTCAACATACAATCAACATTATAGTGTTGATAAAAACGGATTTCAAGTTCAAGATATGCTAAGGCAACTTGGAATTGATAAAGATTTTTGTCAGGCCAATGCGATTAAGTATCTCGCAAGGTATGGTAAGAAGAATGGTAAAAACAGAAACGACTTGCTAAAAGCAATTCATTATGTTATACTATTAATGTCAAGTGAAGATAATAATAATAATGGAGAAAGTGAAACATGAAATTAAGTAATGAAACTATTGGTGTTCTTAAAAACTTTAGTAACATAAACATGAATTTAGTTATTAAAGAAGGCAACACCATGACTACAATGTCAGCAATGAAAAACATTGTATCAAAAGCAGATGTTACTGAAACATTTCCTCAAGAAGTAGCGATATATGATCTCAATGAGTTCTTACAATCGTTATCTTTATTCTCTGAACCAGTTCTTGATTTTCAAGATCAATTCATGACAATGAAAGATGAGGGTTCTAAAGCAACTCTTAAATATTGGTATTCAGACCCAAGTGTTGTTACAAGTCCTAGTAAGATGATAACAATGCCAAGTGAGGATGTAAAGTTAACACTATCAAGTGAAGACATAGAAAAACTAAAACGTGCAGCTAGTGTCGTTCAAGCACCTGATATGGTTCTTGAGAAAAATGATGCAGGCGTATCGTTAATGGTATGCGATAAAAAGAATACTACTGCTAACAATTATGCTATCGATGTGGAGTGTAGTTCAAATGCTAAATCTTTTAAGTTCTATTTTAAAGTTGAGAATTTAAAACTATTACCTGGTACATATGATATAACAATATCATCTAAGAATATCAGTAATTTTAAAAACTCAAATAAGAATGTAGAATATTGGATTGCGTTAGAACCTGAATCAACATACGAGGCTTAATTATGGAAACATTTCTATGGGTCGAGAAGTATCGACCAAAGACAGTAGATGAATGTATTCTACCTACTGAACTAAAGAAAACTTTTTCAGAGTTTGTAAAAGATAAACATATTCCCAATTTAATATTATCTGGTTCTGCTGGAACTGGTAAGACTACTATTGCAAAAGCAATGGTAGAAGAGATTGGTAGTACATGGATGATAATAAATGGTTCAGAGGAATCTGGTATTGATGTATTAAGAACAAAGATTAAAAACTTTGCATCGACAGTATCACTAGAAGGTGGTAGGAAGTATATTATACTAGACGAGGCAGATTATCTTAATCCTCAATCAACTCAGCCTGCCCTACGTGGATTTATGGAAGAGTTTCATAAAAACTGTGGATTTATTCTTACATGTAATTACAAGAATAGATTAATCGAACCTTTACAATCTAGATGTTCTAACGTTGACTTTACAATAAGAAATGGTGAACGAATAAAACTTGCTGAAAAATTTTTTGGAAGAGTGCAAGATATTCTTAGTCAAGAACAAATTAAATTTGAACCTAAGGCAATTGCTGAATTAATCAATAAGTTTTTTCCCGACTGGCGAAGATGTTTAAATGAATTACAAAGATATGCTTCATCTGGTCAAATAGATGCAGGTATACTTGTAAACCTATCAAGCGAAAACATAAAAGAACTTATTGGATTTTTGAAAGCAAAAGAATTTACAAATGTTCGTAAGTGGATTGTTAATAATTTAGATAATGACCCAGCAAGAATTTTTAGAACAATATATAATTCTTTGTATGATAATTTAGATCATAGTACCATACCACATGCAGTTGTAATTATCGCAGATTATCAACATAAATCGGCCTTTGTAGCAGACCAAGAAATTAATATGCTTGCTTGCATGACTGAATTAATGTCTCAAGTAAAGTTTAAGTAAAGATAAATACATGTTACGATGTATGAAAACACGGTCGACTCCGACACAAGCGAATTCTTACAGACAGGTTTAGGTATGAAGAATGAGTGGCACGTAGTAACTGAATTCGAAAAAAAGATAGCAGAATTTTTTGGCGCTCCTTATGCAGTTGCCACAGATTGCTGTACTAACGCTCTCGAGCTTTGTTTAAGGTTAGAAAAACAAAAGCAAGGTAAAGAAGTTCGTAGTATTAAAGTTCCACACAATACCTACATATCAGTTCCTAACATGTTAATTAAAAATAATTGGAATTTTGTATGGGGTGATATTCGTTGGCATGACTATTATTATCTAACAAAAGAAACTATTGATGCAGCTGTGTATTGGAAAAAGAATGGTTATGAACCAGGCACTAGAATGTGTTTAAGTTTCTTTTATAGAAAACATCTAAGTACAGATAGAGGTGGTATGATTCTTTTAGATAATAAGGAAGATGCTGAATTGTTAAGGTTAATGTGTTACGATGGTAGACAAAGATCAGCTGTGCCATGGAATCAACAACGTATAGATACATTTGGATATCATTATTATATGACTCCACATAAAGCAAAAATAGGATTGAAAAATTTTGAGAAAGTAAAAGACAAGAAGCCACAAAAAAGGGATTGGGATTGGTACCCAGATATCCACGAGCTGCCTGTCTTTAAACAATTTGGTAATGATGAAAAGTTTAGTTTTAGTACAAAGTAATACAGGTCATGGACACATCAGCAGAGCAACTGCATTAGGTGAGTGTCTAACAAACAATCGTATCCTAACTCGACCATTTACAGGCAAATCAAAATCAATAGATTTTTTCGGTAAAGACAAAAACGATCTATACGAAAATTATAAAGAATATAACCCCGATGTAATTATTACAGAGACATATCCTTTTGGTAGATATGGTTGGGACCCTTTTTGGAGTGAGCATGTTACCACATGGAAACATAATGGTATACTTGATATATTAGATCATGCAAAAGAAAGTCATAAAAAAATATATGCATTAGATAGAGACATACCACATATTAATCCAAAAGAAATGTATTTCTATATTGAAAGACTTAATGAGTATTACGATGGTATCTTTTTTGCTGGCGATTATAACTTTATAGATGCAACCGATCAATTACATGATACACCAATGATAGATTGTGATGTACATAATACAGGTTATGTTACATATCCATATCAAAGACCAAGTGTAGATAAAAGAGATGGCATATTAGTTTCTTGTGGTGATTGGTAT